CTTCATTTTCCAAGACCAGCCGCACCGCACGGGCGCGTACCTCAGTCGAAAAACGGTTCCCTGGGTTTCCTTTGTTCATAGCTTACCTTCCGAGCTTTTTGCTCTCCGGTAAACCCGGTCTGGTTCACCTGCCCGGGATCGAGCAGCGCGCCGAGGGTGCCTGCAAACTGGTTGCCCATGGGCGTGGGCAATTCCGAGGTCGACAGATACACCCAGTCGCCGACTGTCAATCCCACGACCGACACCAGCGCGATCTGCATCGCGCCCTCGGCCGCGTCGGCGGCCAGCAGCGAGCCGACCAGCAGGGTGACGGTGGAGGGATCGTCGGTCTCACCGGGATAATCCAGCGGGTTGCTGACCGGCACGGTGATCGTCAGCGGCCGCGACAGGGTCAGGGTTCGCCCGCTGACGGCCGCCACATAGATGATCTCCCGGCTCTCGCCAGGATGGTAATCCGGGGCCGTGGCATTGGTGCGCACCACGGCGATGGAGCCGACGCCCGCAGTGGACAGGAAGGTTGCGGTGTCGCTGTCGTCCTTCAGGGTCAGGGTAGTGTCCCCGATGGCCGAGGCGACACCGACCGAGGGTGGCGAGGCCGAGGGTGCTTCCACCACTTCACCCCAGAGATGGATCTGACCCCAGTACGTGCTGTCCTTCCCACGCTCGACGACGGTATCGGCCAGATCGAGCGTCCAGTTCGTCAGCACAGAGCGCGGTGGCGGTTGCATCCGGCCGCGCAGGTGTATGCTGCCGGTCGGGCTTTCGAGGGTCAGCACCGCGCCGTCCGGCTGCAGCTCCGGCAGCACGGTTCGCAGGAAGAACTCCAGCGGCACCTCGGCGGGCTGGGTGGTGCTGGTGCCCCATCCGGTCCAGTCCGCGCCACCCGTCCGGGCGCTGTGATCGGTGAACACGTCGTCCCAGGTGAAGGTCACCGGTTCCGGCTCCGGTTCGGGCACCGGGATCACCGCCGCGATCGGGATGCGGATCTCCAGAAGCGGAATGGACGTGATCGAGCCGAGCCGCTCGATGTCCAGCGTCACGTCCAGCATGTCGGTGTCGAAGCGGACGGGGACGTCGAAGGCGAAGCCTGCGGTAATCGTGGCGCCCGCAGCGGGGGCCGCGGCGAAAGTGACGAGGCCTGCGGCTACATCGACCGACCAGCCAGAGGCCAGTTCCGTGCCACCGACGGCGATCCGGACACTTCCCGCCACCGGCTTGCTGATGGCCCGCGTCCAGGTCTGCGCGCACGATACGTACCGCTTCACCAGTGGAAACACGGTCGTCGCCCCGTCTCCGGTACCGATCTGCTGGTCCGTTGGCGATGGTGTGCCGGATGGCATGCACGACTTGTGATCCGCCCAGTCCCGGAACCGGAACCCGTGCAGCCGTCCGTTGCGCGCCTCGAAGAAGGCGACGACCGCCGCCAGATCGTCGGCGCGCCGGATGCCATAGGCAACATCATAGCGACGGCGGGAGTTCGCCCAGCTGGCGTTGCGCTCCTCGCCGCCCGAGGCCAGTTCAACGATTTGAGTGCGCCGTTCCGGCCCGCCGCGCGCGCCACGGCTGATGTCGTCGGGAAACCGCACCTCGTGAAAAGACATCACATGCCTCTCCGCCCGAGCGAGACGGCGCGGGCGATGTCCGAAGCGACTTGAGTGCGGGACTGCCGGAAGCTCTCTGCATCCCGAGCCATGATGGTGACGTTGACGACCGGCGCCGACATTTGGCCGTAGCCCGCGGTCTCACGCCGCGACAACACCCGCTCGCCCCGCTGCAGGATCGCGGGAACCTCATCTGGTTTGATGCCCGCCCAGCCACCGGCGTGCATCCGCGGCGCCGTCGCGAACGCCATCGCCGGGATCATGCGGCGCGGTCCGGGCGCCCCGACCATACCGCCTGCATGCAGCACATCAGCAAAGATCCCACCCGCCTTGCCACCAAGTCCTCCGAGGGCGCCCGACAGGGCATTGGCGATGGGCCCGAGGATGAACTTCTTCGCCGCCAGTTTCGCGAGGTCGGCCAGCAGCGAGGTGACCAGATCGCGGAAGTCCAGCTTGCCGGTCTTGACGAACTGGCCCACGGCATTCTCCGCAGACTGGAATGCCCCGACCAGCGCCTGGCCGATATCGCCGCCGATCTCGCGCGCCTTGCTGGCGTAGTCCGAAAGTGCCGTGGTGACCGCTTTCCATCCGGTGAGGCTGGCCTCTGCGTCGGGCTTGGCCGCCTTAGCGGCCGCTGCCGCCGCGTCCCCGGCGCCCGTGGCGGCCTGCCTGGCATCATTCAGCGCGGCTTCGAACGCTTCGGCCCCGGCAGTCGCGTCAGTCAGGATATCCGCGGCCCCGTCATCGCTGCCACTCACGGCATCGCGCAGCGCCTGCCAGCTAGCCAGCGGCGCCCGGGCGCTCTCGGCCAGGTCACGCGCCGCACCGCGATAGAGGTTGGCGGACTCGAGCGCCCGGTTTGCCGCCTCGGTCAGCCCCAGATCGGGCGCGGTCAGCGGGTTGTCCCCGAAGGCCCGGTCGAAGGCTGCCTGCGCCGCCGTGGTCGCAGATGTCGCAGCGCCTTCGAACCGGTTCTCGATCTGTCCAAGGTCGAGATCGGGAATGATGGAGATGCGGCGCTCCGACCCGAGCGCCTCCAGCCCGGCGTTGATGCCGCCGATGAAGCCATTGATCCGCGAGACCACGCCGTTCAGCATCGCCTCGACACCGGCGAGGAGACTGTTGGCCGCCTGAAATACCAGGTCACCGATGGCGGCGGGCAGCAGGCCCCAGATCGCCTTGATCGCACCGTATGCACCCTCAAACGTGTTCACGGCCGTGTTGCCGAACCCGACCACACTTTCGATGGCACTCTGCATTCCGGAGGCCGCATCGGCCTTCAGGTCGAAGAACATCCCCGTTGCAGCTGCTCCGGCCGCCAAGGCGCCGAGCCCGATCCGGTCCCAGACCTCGACCGCGACATCCTTCAGCAGAGACATCGCCTCGCCGAAGCTGCCCGCGCCGGAGACGAGCCGGGTGAACTGGTAAGCAAGCTCGCCCGCGCCAACGATCAGCGCGCCGATGCCGGTGCGGATCAGCGCCCCGCGCAGGACAACCAGCGCTGTGGCGAGCCCGCGCACCGAAAGGGCAGCCGCCGCCATGCCTGCCACCCAGCGCCCGGCCATCACGCCTGCGAAAGTCGCGGCATAGGTGGTCAGTCGGCCGATGTTCTCGAACAAGGCCCGGATTGCGATGCCGAGCGGCCCGGTGCGGCTGGCGATCGCAGCCATGGCATCGGCTACCGCCTCCAGTGCAGGCGCGGCGGCGACGGCCAGCTGGTTCGACAGCCCGCGCCAGATCAGCCCAAGCCGGGAGAGCGCGTCATTCGTCCGCTCGATCTGGTCGGCGTCCTGCTCGGAAACCACGACCCCAAAGGCGAGAACATCCTCCGTCGCCTGGCGCAGCGTCGCGGTGTCGATCCGGCTCATCGCAATGGAGCCTTCCTCGCCGAAGAGCTGGCCCGCGACGGCGGCGCGTTCGGCGGCAGGCACGAAGCTCTCGATGGCAGCGTTGATCGCGCCGACCCGCTGGTCCAGCGGCAGCTTGATCAGCTCACTGGCCGAGAGCCCCAGCCGCTTCAGCGCGGCGGCGGCAGGACCGGCCCCGGCGGCCGCCTGGCTGAGACGGCGCGTCAGATCCTTCGTCGCCTGCTCGATGCCCGACATCGACACGCCCGCCAGCTCGCCCGCGCGCTCCAGCGTCTGGATCGAGGCGACGGTGGTGCTCAGCGACTGCGCGAGCTTCGCCTGCGCATCGACCGTCTGCAGACCGGAGCGGATCATCGCCGCGCCAACCGCCGCCAGCGCCGTTGTTGCCGCAGCGGCTGCCACGGTGGCGCGGCGGGCAAAGGCCGCAACTCGAGTGTTGGCGAGATCCATCTCGCGCGACAGCCGTCCGAAGCCTCGCGCCCCGGCCTCGCCCACACCTTCCAGCTCGGCGCGCACCTGACGCCCGCCCACGGCCGCGAGGCGGACGGATACTCGTTTCTCTGACATCGGGGGTGCCTCTGGAGCGGTCAGTCGCGCCCGGCGACGAGGGCTCAGCAGCCGTCGGGCTGTATGTTGACCCGCCGTCAGGGCTGAGGTGTGAGGTCTGTTATACCGTAGGATGCTTAAGGCGTTACGCAGCGCATGAGCGCCGGAAGCGTCAGGCGTGAAGAAACGAAGAGCAAGGTTGGTTCAGACCGCGCTGTCCGACCATTTTCTTGCACTTGGGGCATTCAACCTTGCCCCCAAGCGAGCCGACCTTCACTTCAGCTTTGGCGGCTTTGGCGGCGGCTTGGCGTCGCAGCAAGCTAGATGTCTGGCTCGCTTTAGAGCCGCTTCGGCCACCAATGTCGCGGTAGTTCACGCGCCGGGGTATCCCGAGTTCATCGCAGATCGGCCATTCATGTCGAGCGATGTTATCGGCCTCAATACGAACGCTGTAACCTGAAATTGGTTGGAACTGCTCCAGTTCCTCGCGGGTGAGAAGCCAGTCATCGCTCCGCTCGGTCCTGCGACCAGGGGGACTCGCAGTGCCTTGACTGACAATTGAGGAGCCTGCGTCTGGATTCAGGAGAGGATCATATGCCCTTCTGCCTTTTCCTCCCCAGACCTCTTCCGCGCGCTTCTGGATGGCGTGGGAGAACGACTGACCCAGAGCACCGGAACCCGCGAGAGGTTTCTCGACCGGCTTGCCGGTCGGATGCATCAGCGGATCAGCATGTTCCTTGTCTCTCGCGCTCACCTTCATCCAAGAAGGTTTGCCTTTCAGCTGTTTGAAGTGATCATCGAAAAACAATGGATTGGCGATCCATTGCTTGGCATGACCGAATTCGTGCAACAGGGCGACCCGATTATCCATCGCCTCCACGTTGACGCCCAAGCCCGCGCAATCCTCTGGTGCAAAGTGTAACTGATGCGGCTGCCGGACAAAGCGCGTGAGCCGCCCGTCAAGGTCGATGTAGACGACTGGCTGCTTTTCGATCTTGTCGGTTCCTGTGCTATCGAAGCACTGATAGCCGCCGCGCATCCCAACCACGAGGATCTCTTTCGGGGAGGTTTCCACGTAGCGCATCAGCGTTGCCGCTGTTGACGATTTCCCGGCCCAGCGTTTCGTGTCTTCAACCGCGTCACGGGTGTCAGCCGCGGAGTGGCACCCCTTGTAGCCCGCCGAGGCTATCCAACTTTCCAAGGTGCTCTCGCACAACTTCTCGGCTTCCGATTCATCGAGGAATTTGAATACCATGTCTGCCCCTTATCAGGAAACGGTTTGGATCATTCACGCGAGCGTGGGAAGTCAAGAACAATTGCGGTCCAAAGCGCAGAAGCTTCGTTATATTCTTGGTTGCAGAAGCGATTCTGTCAATCAGTCAGAATGCCGTGTGGTTACCCCACCTATCCGGGGCTCACTCCTGCGCGCTTTCCAGAGTTTCGTTGAGTTTGGCGACCATCACCGCCTCGATGACCGGCAGCAGCTCGGCCATGGCCAGCGGCGGCACGCCCAGCGCATGACCGAGGGCAAGTGCGGCGCCCATGTCCCAGCCGATGACCGCGCCGGGGAGGACACGCAGCTGGCCGCCGAGGCGGCCGACGAGGTCCCAGACCTGCCAGCCTTCGGGGGTGAGCGGCCGGTTCAGTCTTGCGGGGCAGTCCGGGCAGATTCCACTGCAGGCGTCGCAATATCGTTCGCCCCCGCCGAAGGACCATTCGGCGAGGGCGCGGAGGCGTTTTTTTCCGCGTCCAGGATCAGGCCGCGCGCCACGTAGCCGGTCTGGAAGGCCTCGAAGACCGGCCAGATGTCGAGCAGCGCGTCGATGCCCTTGGGCGACACCGGCACCGGGTTGCCATCGGCATCGCCGACGCCCTCCCAGTCCAGCACAGCGCGCCGCGCGACCGCCTTCGCCATGGCCAGCGCCAGTTCCTCGGTGCCGGAGCCCTCGGGCATGGTCTCGACGGCCGGATCGGCGCGGGCCGAGACCATCAGCGCGGTGGTGAGCGGGCCCACGAGCAGGCGCAGGCCGGGGGCGAGGTCCAGCCATTCGGGGGTGGCGGTCAGGTTCAGACGGATCATCAGTAGGCCTCGAAATTGTTGATCAGGGTTGCGGTGCACATCCGGCCGACGGTGCTGTCCCTGGCCGCCTGCCAGTCGAAGGTCGCCTGCACACCCTGCGGCCCGGAGATCTCGATCCGCGGACGCGGCAGGTAGACGGCGTGGATGGTGAGGGTGAAACTCTCGCCGGAGGGCAGAATATAGGCGGAGACGATCTCGCAGGGATCGCCGTTGATCGCCTGGCTCACCAGCGTGCTGTCGGCGAAGCGCACCTCGATCCGCCCCGTGAGCGCAGCAATGGAGGGATCGGCGCCGTCGATATTGCCGTCGCTGCGGATCGTCTCGATCCGGTCGAGGTTGTTGGCATAGGTGATTTCGGCCGAGACGACATTGCCGAGCCCGCTCCCATTCCGGGTGATCGACCCGTTGAAATGGCCGAAGCGTTTCAGCGCCAGCTCTGCCGGGGGGGCGGCAGGCTCGCCGAAGGCGCTGGTGGTCGTGCCCAGCGTCTCGCCCTGCGCCACCAGCCGCGCCGTCGCGGTCAGCATACCCGAGCGCTGCATCTGCCAGCTCAGCTGATCCAGCACACAGCCGGAATACATCGCATAGCGCGGCACTTCCGGCATGCCGGTTTCGATCGACAGGCTGGGCAGCGTCCAGGAGCCGGACTGGAATGCGTGGGTGAAGGGGGCTTCGACGCCGGTGGTCGTCGGGGCGCCGAAGGCCGCCTTCAGCCAGAACCCGAAGGCCTCGGCGTCAAGCGGTACGACGACATCGCCATCGGCCGTCACTGCATCCTTGATCGGCGCCAGCGGATCGCGTCCGTGACCCAGCAGCTCCGAATTCAGCAGCGGCTGTTCAGACCCCAGCGAGGTGCTGGCAAAGGGCATGCGGGTGAAGCCGCTGGCGGGCGGCGTTCCGTAGGTCATTTCGAACGCAAGCGCCATCTGCGACCGCGCCCCCTGGGCTCGTGCCATGGTGGATTCCTCTGTATGGTGAAGTGGAAAGTCCCCGGGATGGGCCGAAACTCGAAAGGGCAGACCTGAATGACAGATCAAAACTATCCCACCGGGGCCGGGAGCCGCTCGCATCTGGGAGCAGGCTCGCGCATCACCGGCGAGCTTTTCTTTCCCGGCACGGTCGAATTGCCCGGCTAAGTAAAAGGCCATGTCGAAGCCTCCGCGATTGTCATCGAGGAAGCGGGAGAAGTCGAAGGCGAGCTGCATGCCGCCAGCATCGCCATCAAGGGGCAATTCAGCGGCCAGGTGATCGGCGGCAAGGTCCGGCTGCATGCCAGCGCGCGGGTGACCGGCGAGATCTTCTATGAGAGCCTGAGCATCGAGAGCGGCGCCGAGGTCGAGGGAAAGTGCAAGTCCCGGCCGTATGACAAGGACGCCAGGTCGGGGTAGTCAGGCAAGGGGATCGGCCGTGGTATAATATAGAACGACCGTGATCACCGCCGCCTTAAGGCTGGCCGCGCCCTCGACCGCCAAGTCCACAGGACGCGGTGCTTCCGCCTCGACCCAGTCGCAGAGCCCACCCAGCGTGCGGTCGGCTGCGAGTGCGGTCCCAATGCTGGCGGTCAGCGCGTCGAAGGCGGCGTCCCGGTCGGCACCTTGGACCACCGCCTCGATCTCGGCCCGGTGCTGGTAGTGGTAGGCGAGCGGCGACAACGTCACCTCGGGCCCACCCGGCTCGCCGTCGCGCAGGATCAGCAGGCCCTCGGCCGGGATGCGCTCGGGCAGCACCTCGCCGCGCAGGGCGGTGGCGGGCAGCGTCGAGAGCCGCGCATGCAGCGCGGAGACGATGATTTCGCGTGGCGTGCGCATGGATTTTTGCTACGTTGTTCAAAGATCAGGGATCAAGCGCTTAACATGAAGTACGAAAAACCTGCTTTCATGCTTTTTCGATCCGTGATGGGCTCGGTTTTAATGTCAGCCCTCAGCGCCTTTGGATTATTCTCTCTCGTGGGGAATTTCATTACAGTTTCCGATGGCCTTCAGGACTGGGTTGACGCCTGGAAGGCTATTACTCGACCGATTTGGGAGTATACCGTTGGGTGGATTTTGCATGTTGTTGGCCTTCGCATGCCGCCGTGGCTACAAGACTACCTCACAGTTGCACTCATCTACACTTCTACACTTTTTCGGAGCGAAGCGCATCTCAGAGATTCACATAGATACACAAGTTCTTTCGACAGCTTCACTGTGAAGTCGATTCTTCAATTTTTGCCAGAATTTTTTCAAACTTTCGTTTTCTTTGGACTGCTATGGCCGTTTGCGGCGGTTGCGACATTCCCCAAAAAGAAAAACATAAACTCTAAGGATGCTGCCTTTACCGTGGTACTTCGGCTTTGGGCTGAAAAAGGAAGTGCAATATTTGAACGGGAAGGCCAAAATTATGAAAAGACCGTTGCAATTATAGAGAATATATATCCCGAGCTCTGCTTTAAGAAAAAGCTTACTGATGATGACGCGTCCTATCAATATGATTATGATGCAATAAGTAAGCTTCATCCTGAATTTGATACCAAACTTGAGCAGAGAATTGGCGAGCTAACCCGTGGAATTGAGTTGGCACAAGCCGCCTACATCCTGACCATAATATTTGTCTTGGTCCTCATCGCAGCCAATTATGCCATTCTAAATTGGCTGGGAATCATATAGGATCGACACGTCTTGACACTATTCTAATACGCTCAACGAAAGTCCGCTTCTGTAGCAATGACGGTGTTACAGCTTCACTTCCACCCAGTTGGCCACGATCAGCCCTGGCACGCTGTCCAACGCCCGGTCTGCATCCCGCGCGAGGTGCAGCCGCTTCGGCAGCTTGACCTGCGGCACCAGCAGGAAGATCGGCGCGGTGACTTTGCCGCGCCCCGTCTTGGAACGCGACATGACAGCTTGGCCCTTCGTGTTCAGCCGCCCCTCCGCCACCAGCAGGCTTGGGCCGGTGCGGCGGTACACGAACCGCAGGCGCAGCCCGCGGCGGCGCTCCCATTCGCCGGGGGTGATCTTTCCGCCGCGCAGACCGCGCCCGGCAGCAGGCGTCGGGATCGCCAGCCAGAACCCGCTTTTCGAGCGGATCAGCGGACCGGTGTCGTGGGCTCCAACGATGACCGGGGCGTTCGACCAGACCAGCGCGGCGGCGTCCAGACTCTCGCCCGACCGCGGGAAGTTCTGGTTGCGGATCGAGTTGGCGAGCCGGGTGCCGAGCCCCGCGCCGGTGATCTGCGTACGCCATGCGGTCTTCAGCCCGGTTCCGGCCTCGCGCATGGCGGCGGTAACCGCGCGTTCGCCCGTCGCAACCTCCGCCGCCATCATCGCGACAATGTCGGGATCAATGTTGAGCTTCAGTTTCATGCAGGCCGCAGGTCCACTGTCCAGACCAGGCGCTCGCGATCCCGCACCGGCTCGCCCTGAATGACGAAGGCGTCGCCGTCGATCTCGATGCGGTCGCCGGGCCGCGGGCTCGCTACTTCGGCGACGCGCAGGTCGATGCGCGTGGTTTCTGACCAGAGCCTGGCATCGCCGAAGCCGGTGATCTCGTCCGCGCGGCGCATGACCACGCGGACAAGGGTCAGCGCATCGCCGTCGGGCGTGTAGACGGCATCGCGCCCGATATTGCAATCCGCAAACAGCG